TGGAAGCATGCGAGATTTGGTACCGTGACTTGACACCGGGCATGTCTCTTAAGGAGACGACAGCCGACCAATCAGAAAGCTCCCCAAGGGGGTTCCTGACAGTCTTCTCGGTTAAAGCTACGTCACGTCGCCTGATATGCCCACTAAGGTAGCCCACCCCGTACCCGCAAGGATTCGGAGTGTCATCTACCTCGGGTATATCTCGTTTCCGGACAACCTTCTTATAATATCGGTACTTAAACCAATATCGGTTGTCCACCAGTGGCCTAGTGCAGTTAAAGGGAACCTTAATACCGGAATCATCGGAAGCGCTTGGAGGAATATGGATCTCTCGAACCATACCCCTCAAGTACCCGATTGTCCGTACTAATGGGATCCCCGAAACCGCACACCACCTTAGGAGACGATTTATACATGAGTATATCTGCTGAGGAGTCTCTAGGCTTTTGACATACACACCTCGGATATTTAGTCCTTGGAAGTAGTCATGGCCGCAAGACTCGCGGAACGGTCCTGTATTGAACGATTTGCCGACGTTCACTTCGAATCCCAGTTTGTTAAGCATTCGAACGACAAAATCATACGCCTCGCGGCGTACAATAATGTCGTCTCCGAACACCCCAAATTGAGTCCGAGGACAACGACATGGGAAACCCATGAGTTGATACACAGACCGAACCGTACACGCGAATATGACGGTCTGGAGGGGAAAAGTAAAACCATTCCCCATCGTACTAATCATATTCAAGACAACCTTGCTACCGTCTGGAAGGACGGCGCTCTTACTGCGGGAGCGATCGAGTATGGCTTTTGTAAAGCCGTTCTCAAAGGTCCGCAGAATCAGTTGCCAAGAAATGCTATCACTCGCACTGGTAAGATCTATTGTTCCGAAGGAACCGTCGATCGAACCGATACGAGCTAGTTCACGGTTAAAGTCTGGTTGAGTTTTCAGGGATACCCCGAAATGCTTTTCCAAACGATATTCCATGAACGCGCCCAGAGACTTTTGAATTAACATATTCAAATTAGCCTCGGTGCAGCATGTTCGCGAAATGTCAGCGTTCTTTGGCGCAAAGAACAATTTACCACCTTCCACCTTAACGAAAGGAAACTTAGAAGACCGACACTTTTCAGCATCAGCCCACAACCCCATTTCAGATAAGGCACTGCGATACAGCGGGATAAGACACTCGTCGGTATAAGAGATTGGGCCCTCAAAGAGCTTACTCATCATAATACTGGCATCCGCCTTTTAGGCAGCGCCAGAACCTACCGACATATGCTCTCGAATGAAATCGAGGTCATAATTTGTGTCACCTACATCGAAGCCTAATGTGCGATTGAAATTATCAATAAAGTAATCCCAAAAGCACGATTCAGCTTCGTTGTTCGCTTCAAACCCAAAGGGCTCCGTAGAAATGCGGTCGTTAATCGCCTTAAATTTCTTTAAGGCATTGTCTTCCGCAAGCTTCGAATTGCCCAAAGGGCATAGCTTCTTATAGAAGCTATCAGCGAGAGAACCGGCAAAAGCATTAAGAGCGCTATCATCGCTAAGATGACGTAACTCTTCTTGCCTATGCCAAGGCTCGAGGTCCCAAAGGAGGTGAGACCGTATGCGAGCGTAATCACGCATCGGATACTTACTCTAACGTGAGTTAAAGAGAGAAAGTGATCAGGCTTTAGGCCCAATCACAGAACCCCGTTAACCGCTGTGTCACCAAGACCCGAACTGATCTGCGTAAGCAGACCAATATGGGCACTGATAGCAGCTTTCACGCTGAGGGGATCCGCTACGTCCGAGCCAGCCGGGATTCCAAGGTCCGTCGTAATGACGAGATTCTTGTAACTTTGGCCAGCAAGGGGAAGCACGCCTTTACGGGTGATCACCTTATATGCGTTCATAGGAACGCCTCGCAGTACACCAGTAACGGGGTTCAGCGGCGAAAGGTATTTAAACACTTTCGGCCGAAACATCGCCAAGGTGAAAGGAGCAGCGACGGAATGTGCAAGCACACCCGTCTGCGTGCCTCCAAGCGCGGAAACGTAGTACTGTTTAGCATTCACGTCTGGGGCATTATCTGCCGCAATTGTGTATGTTGGACTAGTCAAACCGGCTTGGGCGCCCCCAGTTACGGGGGTGGTAGGAGCAAAGCTCATTTGTCATCTTCCTAAAGTCAATTAACACAAGGACCAAACTAAACTCACACTCTATGTAGAGCGATGAACTCAGATTCGGTAACTCCCAAAGGAGATAGTACGACAGGCTTGCGGCCCTCATACTCGCGAAGGTTCTTCTGATGAGTACGGTAGATCAACAGACCTAACGTAATCCATGAACGATTGCCCGATTGCACATATTTCTCGATATGAAACGCTA